AGGTGGCCCGATTTATTTGACATTTACCCCAGAGAGGGGGGTAACCGGAGTAGTTAATAATTTTTTAAATGATCGTAAAATTGGTCAAAGTTTAACCACAGCAACGTGGGATGATGCGCCACATTTATCAGAGGATGTCAAAGCAGAGATTTTAGCAGCCTTACCTCCGCATGAGCGCAAGATGAGGTCACAGGGGATACCTACATTAGGATCAGGTCAAGTATTTCCAATAGCAGAAGATACATTTTCAATAGAGGCGTTCAATATACCGGAACATTGGCCTAGGGTATGTGGAATTGATTTTGGGTTTGATCATCCCACAGCAGTAGTGTGGTTATCACATGATCGGGATACAGACACCGTTTATGTTTATGATGTGTACTCACAGAGTGGCACAGGGATATTACAACATGCAGAAGCAATTAAACTAAGAGGTAGTTGGATACCTGTAATTTGGCCTCATGACGGAAGCCAGCATGATAAGGGAAGTGGGATATCCCTAGCAGATCAATATCGGAAAGCAGGAGTTAATTTTGTAGGAAGTCATTTCCAGAATCCAGAAGGAGGCTTATCGGTAGAAGCAGGATTGATGTCAATGTTAACGAGGTTACAGACAGGGAGATTAAAGGTTTTCAGTCATTTACAGGAGTGGTTTCGGGAATTTAGGATATATCACAGGAAAGACGGGAAAGTGATTCGGCAGAATGATGATGTTATGAGTGCAACAAGATATGCAATACAGTCATTGCGTTTTGCTACAATAAACAATTGGCAACCAAGAGCAGAATTCAGCATAGGTTCAATATCCGATAAAACGTATAATCCTTTTGACTATTGGGAAGGGAGTGATGAGCAGCCTACTTACGCAACTGAGAAACAAGAAGTCGCTTTACAATCAACGTAGTGGCTCAGGGAACAAAGCATTAAAAGCCTACAATGAATTTTACCAAAGCAATTACAAACCAGCATATGATGCCGCATTTGCGTACAAGCCCACAGTAGATAAGAAGTATGCGGCATATCGGCAAGCATTTGATGCAGCAAAGGGAGAATATGACAGGATGTTTGCTAGGGAGAAGGGGGATTATCAAGCAGCAATTCAGCAATCGAATCAGTTATACAGTCAATATCAAGTTGCAGATCAGAATTTAAAAACGTATCAGAAACAGAATCTAGATCCTTATGAAGCAGAGTATGCTAGAAGAAACATAGCTTACACCACAGCATACAATAAAGCGATCAAGGGAGCAGAGGGGCAATATACCCAGCAAGCCAATCAGTTACTTAGAAATTTAAATGTAGCCAAGGGAAACCTAGGAAAGGAATACACAACAACAAGGGAATCAAAAACAGAAGCTTATAATGTTTCTTTTGACAAAGCAGACAAGGCTTTAACAGATTATAACAAAACACATGCATCAGATTTGTTTTATGTAAATCAGCAAGGCATAGGCAACACGGTATACAACCCAGCAAACAAAGTAGTACAGAGGTACGATTCAGCAAGATATGTAGGAGACAATCGCTTTGAATACACAATTGCTGGCAAGAAATACAATATCAAGCAAGCACCTGCTTCTTTTGATGTTTCATTTCAATTTCAAGTACAAGATGAAGTAAGATTATATAATTTTTACCAGCAAGTAATACAGGAAGGCAATCAGGATCGATTTGGGATACCGTCTTATGTAGATAAGGACTATTTACAAAGGAAACAAAAAACAATAGAAGGGTTTTTAGCACCAGAGACAGGATTAGTAGATCGTTTTAAAAGAATAGGAGAAAGTAGAAGAGCAAAAGCAGCAGAGGCATATACATCAGTAGAAGCATTAATTTCTCAAAAAGACATTGCAGAAAAGTCATTGAGGGATTTTGTATCAGTGTCCCAAGAGGATTATGTCTTTGCAAGAACAGGAAAAGAAAGAAAAGCTTATCAGGATTTTACAGCAACCTCTTTAGAAGACTTTGCCAAACCAATTGCTACAGCAGCATCAAAGCAGCAGTATACAGAGATGCAGCAATATGTTTCTACATTGAATCAAGCCAGACAGAGATACAACCAATACAAGGCAAATACATTTGATGTGGCGTACAACCGATACAATCAATATTTGCAAGGAGACTTTGCTACAGCAAAGCAAAACTATTTGCAGGTAGCCAATGACACAGGATTTATTGACAGGAGATCAGGAAGTCAAAAAGCAGAATATTTATCAGTAAAGACAAGGTTTGATGAACTAAAAGCAAATTATCAGCAACTAGAGCCAGTATTATCTAGTTTACAGAGTGATTATGAAACGTCAGTAGCAGGATTAGGAGATATGCGATCTGACATAGCAAGGCTAGAAAAAAGTGTAAACATTGAGTTAGATCCTAGGAAATCAGGAGTACGGGTAGGTAGGCGTGAATCATTACTAACACGGGGTTCCAAACGTGCTGGGGCCACAAGATAAGGAAATACTATGAGTTGGTTAAAAAACATTGTAGAAACAAATATTAAAGGTGCATCTTCATCAATTCAAAAAAGTTTTTCTGGAGTTAACAAAGAACTAGAAGGGCTTTCTAAAATTGATTTGGGGACACCGAATCTAAATCAAATTAAATTAAATACAGATCAAGATCTTAGTCCTTTTGTCAAAGGAGCAGTAGTCTTAGCTAGTACAGCAGCAGGAGCAGCAGGAGGTGTATTTATTGGGAGTCCTCTAGTAGGTGCAGCAGCAGGTGCAGAAATTGGTCAGAATCTAAATCAAAATCTATTAGGTTCTAGATATGATCCTTCTGTAGACGGAGGAAAGATTCAAAAAGCAGTTACCGGAACAACCGGAGATATTCAACGGGAAGCCGTAAATATTGGAAAAGGGATTCAACAAGCAGCAATTGTCAATACCAGTGATTTACAGGAAAGAGCAGTTAATTTTGCAGACAGAAATGATTTAGGCAGAAATCCTACTTTAGAAAAGTTTGCACAAGAAGTAACCCACACTGTAGAAGAAGGTGCAGCAGAAGCAACAAAGGTATTTGAAACCAATGCTGCAGGAGTCACAGCAGAAACAGAACAATTAGCAAGTGGCATCACTACCACTGCAGAAGATGCAGCAGACATTGTTTCTACAATTTATGATGCGTTAACGGGAAAAGCTGATGATCAAGAGCCTTTAGATGCAGTAACAGCAGATTTTGATGCAACTGATTTAAATCCAGAAGATTCTCCAGAAATGACAAAACCTTTTGATGAAACAGAAACATCTACATCAAAAGATGATGCAATGACAGAAGAAGAACGATTAGCAATGATTCGTAGGTTATTATTAAATAGATACGGTAGAGAAGACACAATTTTAGGTGGTGGTAGAGACACCCGAAACCGTAGGACATATGCCTTATGAGTAAAGCTGCAGAATGTATAGCCGAATATGATGCGTTAAAAGGGGATCGGGGGAACTGGGAAAATCAGTGGCAAGATATTGCAGAATTGATGATTCCTAGGAAAGCTGATTTTACAAATCATTTTCGGGCATCAGGCGAACAACGCAGAAGTAGGATTTATGAATCTACAGCAGTTCGGGCCGTAGTACGGGCAGCAAGTGGGTTACACAACACACTAACGTCTAATACCGTTCCTTGGTTTTCTTTAGAAGCAGAAGACCCCCAGATCAGTGGAGACAGGGATGTACGTCTGTGGTTAGAAGAAGCCGCCAGAATTACTAATTCTGTATTTAATTCACCCACTTCTAATTTTCATTCTGCAATTCATGAATACTATATTGATTTAATTGCATTTGGAACTGGGGTGTTGTTTGTTTATTTTGATGAAGAAGGCCCACAATTCAGAAGTTTTTTCTTAGGCAATTGTTATTTAGCAGAAGACAAAAGCAATAAAATTGATTCGATATACAGAACTTATTTTGACACCGCACGATCTTTAGAGCAGCAATTTGGCAGCAAGCTGAGTGATCCAATCAAAAAAGCAGCAAAGGAAGAACCGTTTAAAGCTTTTGAGATTTTGCATGTAGTCAAACGCAGAAGTGGAAGTTACGGCAAAACACAGAAGTCTAAGCCGTATTTATCCTATTATATTGATATGACCACAAATGACATTATCAGGGAAAGTGGTTTTGATGAATTCCCTTTTATTTGTTCTAGGTGGCATAAAAATTCACAAGAAGTTTACGGAAGGGGCCCGGGGGTAGAAACTTTACCTGATGTACGCATGATTAATGAAATGGAAAGAGTTGGACTGATTTCATTACAAAAAATGGTAGATCCTCCGTTATTAGTGCCTGATGACGGAATGTTATCACCAATTCGTACCAGCCCAGGCGGATTAAATTATTACCGTTCTGGGTTAGGCCCACAGGATAGAATTACACCTTTAGACACTAGAGGCAGATTAGACTTATCAGAACAAAAAATAGGCTTAGTACGAAATAATATTGAAAGAGCTTTTTATTTAGATTTATTGGAGTTGCCTTCCAATACTGCACCAGACGGTGACATATTACGTTTCAGTGCAACAGAAATAGCAGCAAGGCAACGGGATCGGCTTCAGATTCTAGGGCCAATTGTCGCAAGGCAGGAATCAGAATTATTAGGGCCACTGGTGTTAAGAACCTTATCAATGTTGATTAGGAACCAAAAATTACCACCAGCACCTCCTGTACTCATTGATGCAGAAATCAAGGTTGCTTATTCTAATCCGGTATCGGTATCCCAAAGAAGTGGAGAGTTAGCAAGTATTAATCAGTTGATTCAATTTTTAGTACCGTTTGCTCAAATTGATCCTTCTATTATGCAAAGTTTCCAACCAAATCGGGTTGCTGAACTAGCAGCAGAAATTCTCAAGGTCTCCCCAACTGTATTTAAAACCAATGAAGAAAGGCAAGCAGAAGCAGCCCAACAACAACAGCAAGAGCAGATGATGCAGGAAATGCAACAAGCACAAGCGGTAGCACAACAGCAGAATCTGATCAGTGAATCTAGAAAGAATGAGGCTCAAGCCTTATTAAATGAATCCAAAGCCCAGATGCCTTCATGATTAAAAAATATGAGACACCAGAAGACAGAGAAGCAGAAGAAGAGATACGGCAATTATTAGAACAAAAACTAAGTTCTTACGGAGTATCTGTCAGTATTTATCCTACAATTGATTTTTATCCTGCTGATTGGATTATTGAATTACCCAATCGACAAAAGGTACTAGCCGAGTTTAAAAGGGCTACATATCCTGCAGTAAAGTTTAATCGGGAAGGTTTGACAATGCCGTTAAAGAAGTATCAGGAGATACGAATGATTTGTCATGCCACAGGGATTCCGTTTGCTGCATTCTTTTTAACAACGGATTATTTGTTTTCTTTCATTACTTGTCATTTTGAAGTCCCGAACACAGGAGTCATCAAATATAAAAACTCAGACCGATACAATGTTTTAGTCAATTTCCCTTTTTCATTACTTACAAGGTGGTGATGTGAATGAGATAGAAAGACATGATTTATACAAAACAGTGTTTGATTCTCCGAACGGACAATTGATTGTCAAAGATTTATCTGATCGACATCGAGTGTTTCAAACAACGTTTGTAGCCAATGATCCCTATGCAACAGCCTTCAATGAAGGCAGAAGAGCAGTGATCTTAGATTTGATTCGTTTTATTAATCACGATTTAGAATTTATCAAAGAAGTAATGAAGGAACGTCATGCAAGAGAACGTAGAAGCTATACCGAATGAAGAAGTAGCAGTTGCAGAAGCTACAATTGAAGAAGCACCCAGTTTTGATCCTCAGAATTTATCAGAAGATTTGCGGGATGAGCCTTCACTGAGAAATTTTAATGATGTCAACAAATTAGCAAAATCCTATGTACATCTAGTAAAAAAGCTAGGGGTTCCTGCAGAAAACATCATCAAGATTCCAAATGAGGGAGAGAGTTGGGATGAAGTCTATAACCAATTGGGAAGACCCAATGATCCTGCAGAATACGGAATCCCCAACAATTCTGAATTATCCAATGAATTACACAAACTGGGGATTACCAAAACACAGGCAGAAGGCATCTACAACTATGTCAAGAACAAAGGGGAAACGGCAGATGCAATTTCAAAAGAACAATTTAAGGAACAGCAAACAGAGGCAATTAATAAACTAAGAGGAGAGTGGGGTGAAAACTTTGATAATTATGCAACCAAAGCACGGCAAGCTTTTCTTCAATTAGCAGATGCAGATACAGTGAATTTAATAGACCGAACGGGATTAGGGAACCAACCGGAAATTGTAAAAATATTTCATAAGGTTTCTCAAATCTTAGAAGAAGACGGTTTATTAAACACAGACATTGGTGGTGTAG